TCTTCCAGCTCCTCGATATCGAACAGGTCCCACCCGCCCGCCTGCGCGTCGCGGACGTTGACGATGTTCCGCCAGATGCGATCCGGCCCGACGCTGCCCAGCGCGAGCGCAGCATGGCTGACGTCGATCTTGATCTGCTCGGATTTCTTGCGCCGCCGGTTCCGCCGCTCCCCTGTCCAATAGGGATGCGCCGGATGCGCGACGCTGGACGGCGTCGAAAAATAGGTTTTCCGCCACTTCTTATGGGTCGCCATGCCCGAAGCGACCTTGTTCAATTCCTCGAACGAATGGACCCAGAAGAATTCGTCAAAATAGAAATTGCCGTGGCGGCCCTGGGCTGTGCGGAAATTGGTCCCCAGGAAATGCAGTTCGGCCGCCGCTTCCTCCGCTGGGCGCAGGTCCGACGTGATCAGCATCGGATCGCCGGTCAGCGCGACGCCGACCAGCTTCGCGAAGCTGACGATATAGGACCGGAACTGGTGCGCCTGCGCCTTCGACGCGGATAGGAATATCTGGTTCCGGCCCGTCTCGATCGCGTCGATCAGCGCTTCGAAGGCGAAATAATAGGTCGCGCCGATCTGGCGCGACTTCAGGATCATGCGGGTGCGCTGATCCTTCGCCTGCCACCAGCGATGCTGATAATCATACAGGCCGTCGAGGAAGATGCGCTTCAGTTCGGCCGCCTGGTCGGCGGTGAAATGGTTCTTCTTCGGCTTCCTGCGGGGCCCCGCGTTCCGGTTGCCGACCTTGGCGTTCAGATCGCCTTCATGGCCGCCGGGGGCTTCATAGCGGCGCACCCGCGCGAGCGCTTCCAGCTGCCGGGTCAGGGCATCCATTTCGACCAGGTCGCCGGGGGTCTTCTTCTCCTTCGAAATCAGCGTCATCAGCCGGATTTCGAGGCAGTCCTCTATCTTGCGGATCGACGGCGCATCATCCCAACGCTGGCGCTGTTTCCAGCTTTCCACCGTGGCGCGCGGGATCGGCTTGCCCTTGTGGACGATGCCGTGCAGCGCGAATTCCTCCGCGATCTGCGTCACGCCCCACCCGCGCCAATAGAGGCTGCGCGCATGGCGCTCTGGGTCGAACTGCCAGAAGGCAGACGGCGCGCCGGGCTGGGGGGATTGCGTGGTCATCGCGGCGGACCATGCCGCGCCGCTAACCCACTGATCATGCCCGTCCATTTGTAGAGGCGGCCTCTACAAATGCTCAGTCTTGAGGATCGGCCCGCTCAGCGCCCTTTCTGCACCGGTCAAACGCACGATCGCGCCGCCACGCAACCAAGGAACCGGAACCGACCATGGCAAAGAGCAAATTCTTCCGCGTCTTCGTAGAGGGCTTCACCGCCAGCGATGGCCGCAAGATCGAGGCCGCATGGATTGACGATATCGTCGCCACCTACAACGCCGCCACCTACACGCCGCGCATCAACTGTGAGCATATCAAGGGCTTCAGCCCCGAACCGCCCTTCAACGCCTATGGCAGCGTGACGGCGGTCAAGGCCCAGACCGACGAACTGGAAATCGACGGGCAGAAGGTCCGCTGCCGCGCCCTCTATGCGCAGGTCGAGCCGAACGAACAGCTGCTGAAAATCAACAAGGCCGGCCAGAAAATCTTCACGTCGGTTGAGATCAGCCCCGATTTCGCCGGCACCGGCAAGGTCGGCCTGGTCGGCCTGGCCGTGACGGACAATCCCGCGTCGCTCGGCACCGAAGCCCTGTCGTTCTCCGGCCTCAAGCCGATGTTCGACGCCCGCAAGGTGCATCCCGACAATCTGTTTTCGGCGTCGATCGAAACGACGATCGTCATGGAGCCGGAAGGTGCCGACAATGGCAGCGTGGCCGACGCCATCAAGGCCGGCTTCGCCAACCTCGCCACCATGTTCAGCCGCACGGAAACGGAAAAGCCGAAGGACGAGGCCAAGCCCAAGCCCGCGAACGACAACGGTTTCGACGTCGCCGCCTTCAGCGCCGCCTTGGGCGAGCAGGTCGCCGCCGCCGTCAAGCCCGCGCTGGACGCCGCGAACGCTGCCAATACCGCCGTCGCGGAACTCACCGCCAAGCTGGAAAGCACCGAACAGCAGGGCTTTTCGCGCCAGCCCGCGTCGGGCGGCGGCGGCAACAGCGCCTTCCTGACCGACTGCTGATCCTCCCTCCCGCGCCCTCCCTCCATCGGAGTTTCCCGATATGCTGACCTCTACCCGTCTGCTCCTTCATGCTTTCGTCGCCCAGGTGGCGAAGCTGAACGGGCTTCCCGCCGGCCTCACCGCGACCCCCGGCCAGCTGGCCGAATTCAACGTCTCACCCGTCATCGAACAGAAGCTGCAAGCCAAGCTGCGCGAGGTCAGCGACTTCATGTCGCGCGTCAACGTCGTGCCTGTCGTCAATCAGCAGGGCGGTCGCGTCGGCGTGGGCGTCAACCGCTCGCTGGCGAGCCGCACCAATCGCTCCCTTGGCCACAAGCGCAGCCCGCAGGACGTCACCGGGTCGGACCAGATCGACCAGTATCTCTGCAAGAAAACCGACTATGACTATGCCTGGTCCTATGAGCTGCTCGATGCCTGGTCGCATCAGCCGGAATTCCAGCAGCTGATGCGCGACGCGGTGCTGGCGCAGAAGGCCGAAGACGTGATGTGCATCGGCTTCAACGGCGTGGACGCGGCGGTGGAAACCGACCGCGAGGAATTCCCGCTGTTGCAGGACGTCAACTATGGCTGGCTGCACAAAATCCGCACCAATGCGCCGGCGCGCGTCATGGCGCACGGCACCAAGGATGCCCTGAAAATCTACGTCTCCGAAACCGGCACAGCGGATTATGTCAATCTCGACGCCCTGGTCTTCGACGCGATCCAGAACCTGATCCACGAACGCTATCGCACCGCGACCGACCTGGTCGTCATGGTCGGCAGCGACCTGGTTCATGAGAAATATTTCAAGATCGTCTCGGAGGCCGGCGACAAGGCGACCGAACAGGTCGCGCGCGATGTCCTCCTGTCGAGCCGCCAGCTGGGCGGCAAGCCCACCGTCCAGGTGCCCTTCTTCCCGGCGGGCAGCATCCTCATCACCAGCTTCAAGAACCTGTCCTATTACTGGCAGATCGGCACCGCCCGTCGCGCCATCCAGGACAATCCGTCGCTGGATCAGATCGATAACTTCGAAAGCATCAACGACGCTTTCATGGTCGAAGAGTATGGCAAGGCCGCCCTGCTCGAAAACATCCAGCTTGGGCCGAAGGTTTAATCCTTCGGCTCCCGCCCGCCACCATCGAGCAGGAACGACATCATGACACCAGCACGTGCCCATCGGGAACGAATGGCCGCTCTCGCCGCCCAGAGCGTTGACCCGAAACAGGTTGTCTCCTCCGATGGGGGCGGGCAACCCGCTCCCGCGATCATCGATCGCACCCCGGCCATGATCCACCGCGAGCAGGTCGCGGCAACGGCGATCGTCACCGCGCCCGAAACCGCGACGTCGGCCGAAGACCGGATCGCCGCCCAGATCGTGTTGCGCCTGACCCATGACCTGCGCGACCTGAAGGAAATCAAGGGCGTCGATGCCAAGGTGGCGGCCAAGCGCCGGATGCTGCCCGAATATCAGGCATGGATCGATGCCATCGTGGCGGCCGACGCCGGCGCGGGCACCGGCCTCATTGGCGAAGTCGTGCCGACCTGCATGGTCTGGCTGATCGACACTGGCGATTTCGCTGCCGCGCTCGACCTCGTGCCCTTCCTGCTGAAGCATAATGTCGCCATGCCTGCCCGCTACAAGCGCGACGTGGCGACCGTCGTGGTCGATGAAATCACCGCCGCCGCCCAGAGCGTCCAGGCGCTGGGCGAAGCCTTCCCGGCGGACATCCTCGCCCGCGTCGCGGATCAGGTCGACGGCGTCGACATGCACAATGAGGTTCGTGCCAAGCTGCTGAAGGCGATTGGCGTCGAGCAGCTGCGCGTGGTGGAGGACATGGACGCCAAGGAAAGCCGCGCGCCGCTCGAAACGGCGCTGGCGACCCTGAAGGAAGCCCATCGCCTGTGGAACCGCGTCGGCGTCCTCGACCGCGTCAAGCGGGCGGAAAAGCTGCTGAAGGCGCTCCCGCCCATCACCGATCAGAACAACGAACAGGGCGACCAGCAGGCCCCTGACAGGCTCGCCCCCGGC